ACTCTCGTGGTTTAGGTTGTTTAGAAGTCTTAAAATCGATGACTGAAAGTTCTCCATCAAACTCTGCGATACAATCGACAGTGCCAGCAACACCTAAGTATTGACTATAGAGAGATCCTTCAAGTGCGCGAATATTATTTATACGTTTAAGAGTGGGAACTGCAACTTGGAAGAGATGTTCTGAAATAGGAAGAACGTCAGAATTCAAGTCCATGTTCTTCAGATACTGTTCAATGAGAGTGTGAGTATCTGTTCCACGACTTGTTGCTTTACGAGTAATGCGATCTGCTTCCTCATCACCAACTTTCTTACGCCATGCAGCAAACTTTTCTTTACTAAAATGACTGATTACTGATGTGATAGAAACAAACTTCTGCAGTTCTTCCTTTCCTGGAACTTTATAATAACGAACACCATCAATCATTTCCCTCTCAAGAGAAGGAAGATCCAATTCAACGTGATTAAACATCAGAGATTCAATTCCATTTTAGCAACAAGGTATTCTTTACACAGACCAGAACGAACAATATCCTCCACTCCAAACTCAATCATGGACATCGAGGGCATCACTCTCAGAATCCTCATAAAATCAATAATACCATTACGTTCATTTGTTTTTACAAGGTCTGACTGAGTGGCATCACCACAGAACATAATCTTAGAGTTCTCACCCACACGAGTGATAATACTATCAAGTTCATGGAAGTTCAAGTTTTGGAACTCATCTACAATAATGATCGCATTATCTAAAGTAGTTCCACGAATGAAAGAAGTACTCCAAAAACTAATTGTACCTTGGGTCTTAAGATTACCATAGAGCATCTCAAATGCAGAATCATCAGGCATTTCGAACATGTACTTGACCATGTTCTTATAAGGAATCTGATAGAGAGAGGACTTATCTTCATGATCTCCAGGAAGAAAACCAATCTCACGAGTAGCTACAAGAGAACGAACAAGATAGATTTTCTCATAAGGAGTTTTATCATCAAGAACATCACGTAGAGCATTATAGAGTGTAATGAAAGTCTTACCAGTACCAGCAGCACCGTAAGCTACAACATTCTGTTGAAGTTTATATTGTTTGAAGAGAGCCTCTTGATTATCAGTTAAAGGCTCAATCGTCTTCATGATATCAAGATTAATTGGCTTCTTTCGTTTCATCTGTCTATTACTCATTCCAAAAGGTACAGGGTTCGGTGCTCTTTTACGTGCCATAAATCAACTAAATGGTTTTACTGTTGCACCAGGCATTTTTGAAGCCTTACGAAGAACTTCATTCCATCCTGGATTTTTCTTGACAAGCTTTTCTTGCCACTCACCTACCTCACCGACTCCAGCACATCCTTGAGACCAATCTTTGTCCCAATCTGGATTGTCTTTTCTCCATTGTTCATAGTCAGCAACTGACATGACAAGTTCTTGTGTATCACCTGTCTTAAGATTTTTAACTGGATATACTGGCATTGTTAAGAATAATGTATAGGGATATTTATTCGATGGTGATAGAAGGTGCGTCCACACACTCAGTACAACCCTCACGAGTCCAACCAAGTGCTTCAGATACAGAAGGGAATTGACAAGTAAAGATACAACGAATTGCCTCAGCAATATCCATGTGTTCCTTCTGTGTTCCGTGTGCAGACCTTAGATCGATGTAGTGGATCCAAGACCTTACAGAACCCGTCATATAAAGACGTGTAGGGGTCGCCAGAGGGAGTACAAACCTTGCACACTCCTTTGCCACACCTTTCTCTAGAAGACGGTTGTAGAGTCGCATAGATTGCTCAAAATGAATACGAATATCTTCTGTAAGAGTGAGTTTCAGGTAGTCAGGAATGTCATCAATTGAATTCTGACGATTCTTATCATCCTGACGACGAAGTTCTGGCAGAGGAATTGTCTTACCAAGAAGAGAACTATCAGCATATCGTTGAGAGAACTCTTGATATGTGAAACTCCTATGACGAAGAATTTGAGCAGCAATACCACGAGTAGTATTGATCTCAACAGTCATACTGGCTTGTTCAAAGATGCTCCAGTGTTGATGTTGAATACAATATTTGAGCAATCCAGAGAACTTTTCATTCTCTTGGTTAGCGGGATTACTTACACGAGCACAGTAAGCCATATGCTTCTCTGCATCTGGTGTAACACTAATGAGTTTTACTTCTGGTTTCATAAACTCAAATTCTTCAGTCTGGGTATCCATCATCGTCATCAAAGATTTCATCGTAGTCGTTAATGTGAGGAGCAACCTCCTCATAATTTAGGTAGGAACCTGTGTCAGAATACACTTCCGACTTTAAACAGTCAACAAGAGATTCCAGATTCCTTATGATTAGCTTAAGCTTTTCTTTGTCCATCTCATTGAACCTCCACAAAGGTAATTATACACAAAAAAAGAGGGTCCGTCAAGGACCCTCTGACTTAAATATTCTTTCAAACCACTCCACTAGATGAACTCTGTAACAGGACCAATAACGACACCCACGATAAGTTAAAAGATAACAAGCAGGTGGTCTACTGTTCCTGTCCATATCATCATCATGATAATGGTAGTCTTGCATCACTTGTTACCAATAAGTTGTGCAATAGATGCTTGATGACGACGAGTTTCTTTTTGCTTCTGCTCTTTAATGAGTTGAAGTACGTTGAGTTTTTTCATCACTTATGACCCTCCTTAGTAAACTTAACACCACGATAGGTTTCGTTGTACTGTTGGGGTTGTTGCATCATCTGTTGTTGATACTCCAGACGCTTCTGAGTATCATACTCAACACCACGATATACTACTTTAGCCATTAGGATTTCCTCCAGAATGAGATTTTTAGGTCCCGTTCCTTCGGGCGGTTTGCGTCCCATTGGGATGAACGTTCCGTTCCGCCGTCCTACTTGCGTCGGATTTCTCCGATGAACGTAAGGTCATTATAGACCCGATAGATTATCTAGACAAGTAATTTTGTAAAATGTTATACCAATTTTATTATTTCTTAATCTTGGTTCTTTCTATTGTATTGATGCCACTTACACCAACCATCAGGTGAGATCTTTCCACTTACTGCGGTGCAAGCATTCGGTGGTCTCCACATATTACAATTAGAGCACTTCTCATTTCCCTTAGGTTCGTTGATATACCCTGCGGTTTTTTTAGAAGACTTCTCTTCCTCAGATAAAAACTCTTGAAATGATTTCATCAGTCTCTCTGTCTCCAATCATCTGGTTTATCTCCAGTGAAGAAGTCAATAATATCATCGGCACCATTAAATCCTGTCCTGTGATTTGACGGATCAGGATCTCCAAGGTCCAGAGCGTTCATAAACCCATCAAGACTATCTTCAGTCATGTCTGGGTTAGCAGCACGTCTTCTTGCTTGCCTCAGGATAGTTGCAGCAGAACGATTAGACTTTGCTAGTTTTTCTGCCCAAATCATTTCACTTAACTCTACAGATTCACCTTTCACAATTCGTTCGCATATTGCTTCAAGGCGTAAACGATATTGAGTAGAGAGCATATACTTCTCCAGATATAGTGTATTTAGTTACCGCTCAATATAACTTAGTGTATGATCTTGAGCATAAAGTTGTTGTATGATGATATCACAACCAATCTTAGGGTTGCAATCACCACAAGTATAAACATCCACTGCTGCCTTACCTTCTTCAGGCCATGTATGAATACTGATATGACTTTCAGATAGCAAACAAATAACAGTGACACCCTGTGGTTCAAACTTCTTTGAGATAGTCTGAACCACAGTAGCGCCACTTGCTGCAGCGGCATTCTCTAATAAGTCAATAAGACATTTCTCATCGTCCAGAAGGACAAAGGAACAACCATAAAGGTTGAGAAGATAATGCTTACCCATCCGCCACGTCCTTCAGAAGTTCACTGACAAACTTTTCAGTTCCATCCATCGTTTTGACAGTGAACACTGGAGAACGCATGTATTTTTTAACCTTCTTATATTTTTTAAGAAGATTTTTTACTTCGTCTTTGTTGATTGCAACTTCAATCTTTTCTTCACTAAAACCTTCGCTCATCTCTTTTTCTTTTTATCTGGTGCTTTATATCCCCACAGTTTAGGGTTTACTCTTCCGTATCCAAAATCAATCTTACGAACTGATCCTGGACCATACTTATCGTAATAGAAGTCAAATAAGTCAACTCTTTTTCTACAACGAGTTACATCCATAAAAGTTTCACCATCGACATCATACCAAATCAGATATGCGTCGTTCGGAAGTGATGAATCTTTTGCTTGAACCATAGTTGCTCTTTCAAAAAGGATTTCACATCCATATTCATGAGGCAGATGTCTTGTATTTTCTTTTTTTGAATCTGCCATAAGTTTCTCCGCAACTACACTCACGAACGATTTCCCCATACAATATCAGGATACGCCTGTTTCACAATATCAAAACTAATATCATATTTATCTTCCAGGTTCTTATCCTTTACAAGGATTAAAACTTCTGCTTCATTTGGATGAAGAGATTCAAGAATCTGAATGAAGATCGTCTCTCTACGGATCTT